GATCGCTACGTCTCCCTCCTTACGTCCGAGGATATCGACCCGGTTCTCGTCCGTAGGGGGCTCGACCGGCGGTTCCTCTGGCGGCAGGTCTTCCGGAGCCTTCTGGCCACCTAGCTCCTCCGCGATAACCGTACAGATAGCTTCGAAGCTCGCGTTGTATTTATTCGAGTCGGAAGTATTGTCGCAAAAGCAAACTTCCAGGAGTACAGCCGGCATCTCCGTATTATTGAGTACATAAAGGTCCGATCTATACTTAGCGCCGCGATTAGAAAAGCTTCCTGCGGCCGCGATATCCGCCGAGAGCCGCGACGCGAGTGATTGCTGAGTTACATAGAGGACTTCGACGCCATGCGCTGAACCGTCGTACGCATTAAAATGAACGCTTACATCGTAGTCGCGCGTTTGCGCATTGTGCCAGTTAGTAATCGTCGCGAGGTTGGTAGACTGATCGTGCGACGTATTATCATGAAAGGTAACGCAGGAGACTCCTTCCATAGAGTTAAGTATCTCCGCCGTACGATCTACCACGCGTCGCGCCTCGTTTACCTCGTCCAGCTGCGGCGGAACCGGCGACCCGGACGCGCCACGGATATACTTCCCGTGGCCAGAGCTCATTGCGATCTTCATGGCTTTGTTCCTTCGCGCTTTTCGATTTGATTGTTAGCGATACCGTAAGCGCGACGCGCAATACGGATACCGTTCGTTATCTCCGCCGTACCTTTCGCCTGACCCTTAACCCAGATACTGAAGAGATGTTTAATTTGCTCCTCGTAGGCTTCATTCAAGGCTTGCTTATCTAGCATCACTAACTTGGGATCGAACGCAATATCCCCGTATAGATTATCATTCGACTGCGCATCTGCATTCGTCAGCCAACTAATAAACATCAACACCAGAATTACAAATACTAAAATCCCCACTGCTAAAGCAATACGTTGAAGTAGGCTCAACTCTTGAAGGGGCTTCATCGGTTGATCCTAATAGAAAAGGACGGTGGGAGGAAACCACCGTCCAGTTACTTCCGCCCTGGGAGGAACGCGGAGTGGACGGAAGGAATTAAGGAGGAGGCTGTCTCGCTTCCAGCGTAGCTATCTTAGCTTCGAGCGCGCCTACTTTCGTCGCGAGTTGCTGAACCGCTCCGACCAACGTAGCTAGCATATTGTTCGCTTCGATCTGCCATAATTGTACTGGATTATTCCCATCCCACGGCGGCGAACTCGTATCGCCTTTTATTACCAGATAAGGCGCTACATCATATAAACTTTGGGCTACGAACCCGACGGGAACCGGAACCGCGCTAGCGTCTGCGGGTTGCGGATTACCAGCGTTACTGTGATCCATCCAAGTAAACGTATAGAGCGGAAGAGTTTTAACTAACGCTAAACAATCATATGTAGATGTAGTAATATCTTGCTTTAGGCGTTCGTCGGAAACAACAGCTAATTGTGCAACATATCCGCCATAATCTACCGCAACACAAGCGCCGGCTCCATTCCAAAAGAATCCCATTAAATTGTTGCTTGGAGCGTAACGCATATAACGGATATCGCCCAAAACGTCTATTTCTCCACCCATACTAGCATTCGCACAGCTCATAGTCCCGTTCATATTAATACTACCAGGGACATGAACGTTATTCGCCCACAGATCACCTCCGATAGCAACGTTAGCATTAAAAGAAATAGCGTTTCCATAGGATGGAAAGAAGTTAGTCGCCCAAATATAATTATTAGAAAATAGACCGTTGACGTAGGTATATCCATTACTGCGATTAATTGTAAATGGAGCGTCAATAAGTACCCCGCTATTGGCGGCGCGATAGATTTGAAAATCGCTACCCGTATTGTTAACGCCTTCGACCGTCGCGTTGGGCATCGTTATTTCCCAACGCGTTAGACCGCCTAATTGGCCCTTAATTGCGCAGTTTTGTTTTCCCTGACTCGATACTAATCGATTCAGTATTAAAGTAGGATCGGTTCCGGTCGTATCTGTAGTCGGAGCTATCGAAATGTTACCTGTAGTTGTTCCTCCGGTAAGGGGTAAATAGGGAAACGAAGTCGATATCGGGGTCCACTGAGACAAATTACTGGTATATTGGCGTCCATATAGCTGCCCGTCGAGTGGCGCTTCCGGAACTCCGCCCGGAGGTCCTTGCGGACCCGGTATCCCTTGCGGACCCGCTGCGCCCGGTAATCCCTGGGGTCCCGGTACGCCGGGAGGTCCGAGAGGTCCTATCGGCCCTAGCGGACCGGGAGGTCCGGTCGGAGGGATAACTAACTGAACGGGAGCCTGTAGACCCGCGCTCGGAGGCGTACCGCCATTCGTAGGCGTAACGCCTAGCGTTATCTTCGCTACGCCTCCCCCTACCGGGTCTTCCATAGCTTGAACGGTCATCGCGTACTTCCTTCCACCACCGTCGCTACGCCTTCCCAAATACGTTCTTGATATCCGCTCGGCATTAGTCTTACAAGATCAACAAAGAAGCTTCCAGGGAATAACCTAAACAAATGATCCGCTCGCGTCATAGCTATCCAAAATTGACCCGCCGTCGAAGGACTACCGATAAAGATGCCGCCATTGGGCGAGAAGACGGATACAATCGCCTGTTCATCCGTCTCCGCTATTCGGAGTTCCATCTTTATTGTCGAACCGGTAAGATCTACGGGACCAGTTATGTTCCCATTCGTGTCTACATAAGAGTAGACGAACGGCACAACCCAGTCCTCATTCAAGGCTATGTTCATATTCCCAGTATAGTAGGAAGGACCAGCCATTTATCTCTTACCCCCACGGGTAGCGGCAAATACACCGGAGAATTTATTATCAATATCTGCGTAAGTTAGCATTGTAGGCGTCGCGAGATTTTGATCGGCGATACACGCCGCTTCTATCGTACGAGCTTGCTGGATTAAAGCGTAGACCTGAGTAAACATTGTCGGCACTTCCGAAGCTAATAGAGCGTAATGAACTCCATCTTGAGTAAAGTCGATTGAGGTTGTACCGGCGACCGTAGCGGCATATTGAACGAGGTCTCCAATTAATCCTTGGCTGATACGATCGCAATTAACTGGAATAGCTCCGCTAGCTGCGGTAAAGGTTATCCCCTTCGTATCTACCTCCCAGCGGACCTGCGCCGCGTAGGCTATAAGAATAGCCGGGGTCTCGGCGGGTTGAGCGTACGGCCGGGTATCGCCCCAAGAAGGCTGCCAAGGCGGGTCCGGTACTGGTCCTACTCGATTTAACGTCGCTACATCTCCACTGTATGGAATAATTCTTACCGCGTTCGGATAATTACTCATAGCTACCGGCGCTAAACTAGCGTCGTGCCAAGCGATTACATTTCCGTTAGTATCACAATATAGTAAGTTGATCATTTTCTTTTATCCTATGAAAGCGTTACCGTTACCTACCGTCCCCCAGGCCGGAGAACAAGCGCTCGATATCCCCGCGTCTCCTGCGGTACCCTGAAAATTAGTACCGTAAGCCGCGTAAACGCTTCCGAGCGCATTAGCATTAGCCGTTCCTCCGCCGAAATCGCCATAGACCGAAGCCCAACCAGGATAACCCTGAAATCCCCATCCATTATTTTTCCAAATAGTGCTCGCCATATAAGCCGCACCAGCCGAACCTCTAGGGCCGTACTGATAATAGGTACTCGACGTATACATAAGTATTCCATAGCCATTATTCGATTGTATATGAACGCCACCGTCTTGCTGAATTCCGGAGCGTGGCCAAAGTAAAAGACCATGATTGTAATTATTCATGAATATCATATTGCCGGCCATAGTCATATATGAGCCGTCGCTAACCGCGAAAGCCTGAGTTTGGAAAATCTGCCCGCAGCATCCTATAGCGATTAGCGGCGTTAAATCATTCTCCGTATTACCAGGACCCTCTATCCCAATACAACACCCGAGTTCCATAACGTAACCGCCTTGACCGAAACCCACAACCGCGAGCCCCATAGCCGATCCGGGGATAATTGGAGAGCCTGGGATGTTGGGCTCCCAAGATGAACCGAGATTCATCCATCCAAACGAATTAACCCACGCTAATCCGTAAGCTGGTCCTCCGTCGCCAGTAAGTAATAGACCATCGAGATGCATCGGGGTCGGACAATTAGGTCCAATTGTTATACCAGCATTCAAAAGATTAAGTTCCGTCGCGAACTTCGTCCGAAGCATCGCGAGGTTCGCAGCCGTATCCCCCGCGATATTCGAATGACCGTTAGAAGCGTACGACCAATAAGTTACCGGAACTTGCGCTAGTAGCGGAGCGCCAAAAATCGAAACGCGGTCTAGGTTAGGATGAACGAGTTGAATCCCTCCGGTGTAAGTATATTTAACCGCTGAAGTCATTCCGTGCGTCGCTCCAGCCAGCTGAAGGATTACGTGACCTTTTTGCGTTATGTAATACTTCCGTAAATAAAACATAGCCGCGTTAAGGTCCGAAAAATCGTGTCCGGCTCCGTGAACCTTAAAAGTAATGGTTGTATCGATAATAAACGCCCAACCGGTAATGAAACCTTCTATTGCTTTACGTAATTGAGTTAGGTCCGCGTTCGTCGGAGCGGCGCAGGGCGCTCCGGAGAAGTCCGAATAACCGCGAGTATTAGCCCGAAAAATGACTTCGACTATTTCACGCTGATCGAACTCGACCGCTGCGGCGGGAACGGTCGACCCCTGTACCTTCGCCGTCTCATCAATATACGGCGCGTTCGGATCATTAGGTTTATCTAGAGGTTGATTATATAGCATCCATATCACCCGATGAAAGCATTATTATTCCCAATCACCCCCCAAGGCGGAGAGCAAGCGCCGGAGATAGCCTGATCGCCGGCGGTAGGATGAACGTTAGCTCCATAAGCCGAATAGACGCTCCCTGCCGCGTTCGCGTTTCCCGTTCCAGCGCCGCAATGGATATAGGCCTGAGACCAAGCGTCCGCCGCCCACAATCCCCACTGTCCATTCTTCCACAATGTGGAAGTTGTATAAGCTGTACCGGCGCTCATCGGACCATATGTATAATCGGTACTCGTTAAATAAAGATTCATGCCGTTTTGACCGTTCGATTGCGAATGCAATCCGCCGTCATGTTGGGTACCTCCGCGCGGATGAATCATAAATCCATGCGCTGCGTTACCCATAGCAATAATATTCCCCGACATAGTCATATAAGAACCGTCGCCAATATATACTCCCGGACCTCCGCTAGCGTTACCGCAACCGAGAACGATTAACGGGCAAAGTGTCGTTTCGTTCAGCGCCGGTCCTTCGATCGAGACGCTACATCCTAGCTCGAAACCGATGCCTCCGGCCCCGAAGTTCACTGTAGCTATTCCGCTATATGTATCATTATTCAACTCTCCGAAACTATTATAGAAATTAATCCCGCTCGCAGTAGACCCGTCGCCGGTAAGGAGGAGCGCGTCGAAGTGCATTAACGTCGGGCAGTTAGGCCCAATCCAAACTCCACTCGAATTAGTAAAATGAAACTCTGTCGCGAACTTCGTTCGTAACATAGCGAGGTTCGTATTCGTATCCGTGTTACGCTGGGGAGCGGAGGGGCCGTTCGAAGCGTAGCCACTATAGCTAACCGGAACCGGAGCTATCATCTTAGCCCCATACACCGAAACCCGGTCCAAATTAGGATGGCGAAATATAAGGGCTGTTGTATAAATATATTGAGTAGCGGTCCCAGAGGCAGACCCGGCACACTGTAGAATAACATGACCGCGTATCGTAATGTAATATTTTCTTAGGTAGAACATAGCCGCATTAAGGTCTATAAAATCCGCACCAACACCATGAACGTGAAAGGTGATTGTTGTATCGATAATAAAGGACCATCCTGTAATAAATCCTTCGATAGCTTTACGCAGTTGTTGTAAGTCGCCATTACCGGGCGGAGCGCAAGGCGTCCCGGAGAAATCTACGTAGCCGCGAACATTCGCGCGGGTAATAACCTCGACCACTTCGCGCTGATCGAACTCTAGCGAAGAAGCGGGAACGATGGAACCTTGAAGACCCGCCTGAGGATTACCGTCGAAATATGGCGCGTTCGGATTAGTAGGTTGGTCTAGCGGCTGATTATATTGCATGTGATCCCTCAGAAGATAGAAACTTCATCCCACTCCGTTGTAATAGCAAATTGCCAAGTACCAACCCCCGGAGCCGGGACTGTTACTCGAACTATAAAGCCTTCGTTAGCCGCTAATAGGAGCGGATGTTCACCTTGCAGCTTTTCGAACAGCGTCATTCTCGTAGTCGTAAACGGAGCGCCAGCGACTTGTGGCGCTTGTACAGTTTGACTATCTAACGGAGCTACGTCGAGCGTCCGCGTTCCCGGAGTTAACGTTCCAGTATTGGACCACTGAATATTAGCTAACGAAGAAGCCATAGATGTACGTAATAAATTCGAAAGATAAATATTAGCGATATTGCCGCCACTATCCGCTTGAACGAAACTTCGCGCTGCGAAGATATCGAAGGTTACTGTACCAGTCGTAAACGCGACTACGCACCAAGCGTTTAAGCGCACCCTCCGGATAAGCGCATAAGGTATCTCCGCCGAAACTCCTGTCCATAGAAACGAATAGATAGGCGAGTTGTTCGCTATACCGGCCGCAATTACTCCGCTCTTAGCACAATGCTGGAACATGCCTCCGAGACCGTACTCAGCCGGATAGAGGCTATCAAGCATCATCGATCGTAGCAGCGATCCATCCTGCGCCATAGATACGTCGCGCGAACGGATCGTGTGAAGGTTACCGAGACCATCTTTAATTTGAAGATTATCAGGCATTTAAGGTATCCCCAGCGGGAGGTACATAGAGTTGAACATCCTAGTATAGTCGAGACTTACCCAGGCTTCGTAATCGTAGATGATTAACGTTTGCGCCGGTTTCCATCTATTCAAAATGCATTCGAGGTCGGTAGCTAAACCGATAAGCAACAATCGATCTATCCCGGTATGACTTCCGTTAACATGAAAATAAGTAAAGCGCATTCCGCTAACGTGTACGGTCCAATAAAAACGCATCTCCTCCGGACCTAGCTGCCAGCGATATTGATGCGGATCAGAAATGTTAGAAGGTCGCGTATCTCCTACGCGCGAAACCCCGCACATATATGGCGCATATTCACTAATCCAAATAACATAACCGAGATCAGCCGCTACTCCGAGAAAAAAATTACGCGATTGGCCTCCCATTATGGTCATCTTCGCGACGAGCGCGCGACGTAGATCGATAGTCGATAGTTGTTCGTTTAAACAAGGATCAGGAACTCCCCAATTACGACACCAATCCGGCAACAGTTCGGAAGTCGTTCGTGCGTCGCTTTCTATTTCGAGCAGGTCGGCCGCTCTATTATCGACCGTCCCCCAATAATCGGCGAATCCATCTACCGCTTGAACTAGGGTACTCTCCGGGTGTTTAGGCCAAGCCTGCCCATTCGGCAATAGTTCGAGCATTACGTTCGCGTAGTCGTCTCCGCTCCGACGTATATGGCGATCACCTAGATACGGAATAGGCGCTGGAATAGGTCTACCAATTGTACTCGGCGCAGAGATAATTATACCTTCGCCGCCAATCGGTATTAGCGTAACTGTACCGACACCATTACAAGTCGCTGGAAAAGATACAAGATTTCCACTACCCGTAATAGCTGCGAGCGTATCAATAAATGTCATGGGGGTGCGGAATAAGTTAGACTGTTTAGAACAACTTGTTGACCTACGGCGACCGTCGTAGAGTTAAGCTGGATGTCTCCTCCTCCGCCTTGATACGTTACAGTACAAATGAAAACTGTATTACCGGCACTATCCTTAATAGCTGCTTGACTGATGGTACCGCCTACCGCGTTATTATCCGCTATAATCGCGTTAGCTGTAGCTACTCCATTATTTGCTGATCCGAAAGCAGGTTTAGAAAATGTCAATTTAGCCACTTGATTCCCTTGAACATCTTGATAAATAAGAATACCAGCGGCACTGCCGGCATCAACTAAGCTACAAACATAGTTAGTAATTCCATTACGGGCTGTGGCTGCATGATTCATAGTTTATCCCCAAGTAACATCGCCCAAAACTGGCATGTAGCCATTAGAGCTCATAGCTACGTCCATTCCTACTAGATCGTAAGCTATAACTCCGACCGCGTTCATAATCCCCTGATCGGTCCAAGCTCGATACCAGGTTTGTCCGGGTTTCGAGTTCATTAGAAAAACCGCTTGTAAGCTTTCTACAATCGCGTCCCTAACCGAAGCTGAATCTGGATTAAGCCAAGTAACCCTTACATTAATTGGAAATGGAATAGGAGCCTCAGTAAAGAAGTCCTTAACCGCGACCGGCCTAACTGTATTAAGATAATTGTCTACGTTGGTAATATCTTGAGGATAGGGGAAACCGTTATTGGATGCTCGAAGATCATCCATCATAAATCGAACTGTAACCGTTCCCATTCCCATTTCAAGCGGATAGGACCAAGCTCTAGTAACCCCTGGATAAGACAGCGCCCATTCTACAAAGTCGTTCGCCGCTCCGCCCATTGGCGGCTCACGGATGCGAAGAAGAACGCGCATACGTAGTTCGTCGTCCGTCTCCGTATCGGTCCCGTTAGCCATCTCCACGACGGTCGCTGTATTATTAAGACCCAGTATAACTGCACTCATACTTAATACAGTGCCGGGAAGCAGGTTCCCAATTGTCCCCGGATCGAGCGCTCTAGCGCTTACCGAGGTAGGCTGATCACTAACAACGATATCCTCTAGCGTCTCGTAAGTAACTCCGGTCGAATAACTTAATTGAGTATTCGCCGGAACCGTTACAAAGCCTCCTGTCGAGAAGAAGCTAACCGAACCGTAGGCTAAGGTCGCGAGCTTCCGTCCTATCGAACCGTCCGCATTTAATAGCCAAATTTGCGCATGTCGGTCTAGCCATTCTGTTTCTGCCGTATCCGGCATTATTTGTAGTGCTAACCAATCTATATATTGAAGTGTAAGATGACAAGTAGCTCCGACTACATCGGATATAACCCGCATGACGCTATTCGGTACGAGCGCATCCGCTCCCGGAAGCGCCGCGTTAATCGCGTCCCTAACGAGCGAGCGCACTACACGAAGAGTAGGAGTATTCCAAGGCATCTTAAGACTTCCAATTAGCTGTAGCTGCTACCTGCTCGTCCCACAAAATCGCGTACCTAAGTTCGACTACTGGCGTAGGGCCTCGATACATAACGATTAACGCGTCTATCCGCTGAAGATCGAACCGCGTAACAGTAGTTGTAAATGTAGAGGCTATACGGTTATCAATAAATGGCTGAATAGCTTCGATAATATAATTGTTGATCCGAGTTACTGTAGAACCCCTCTGAGCATTCGGTCCCTCGATAGCGC